ATTGGTGATGATTCAATCGGGATGGACTATCGGTTGGTCTGCAAAGTTACCTTTAGCAGTTCGACCCAAACACCTTACAAGATTGCAGAGATTCGGGTCAGAAACAAGGTGATCAATGGCTGATTTTGAAACACTCTTTAAAAAGCAGATGGAACGGGACGAGGGCCGCAAGAACAGGCTCTACAAGGACTCTGAAGGCATCGAGTCCATTGGGATTGGACGCAATATGCGCCGTCCGCTCTCCGAGGATGAGATAGACTATCTCTATCGAAACGACTACCTCAACCATAAAAAAGAAATGATTCATGCGTTTCCTTGGGTGCTCAAGCTTGACGATGCTCGTTTTGCGGCTTTGTTGAATATGTTTTTCAACCTTGGGGTTGACAAGTTTTCAGAGTTTAAGAATATGCTTCGCTCCGCTGAAGCTCATCAATGGTCTGATGCCGCAATGCATGCTCTTGATAGCAAATGGGCCGCACAAGTAGGGGAGAGGTCAAAGCGTGTAGCACGTCAGCTTGAAACAGGGGTCTGGAACTAAATGGCTGAGAAGATTCACCGGATAGACAAATTTCAGGGTCTCCATGATTACGCGGACTCCTCGGGGAACGAGGGTTATACGCGGGACATGAAGAACGTCTATGTTCGCTATAATCGAGTCTTCGGCCGGCACGGGATGACCAACCTGGAAGTTGCCACGGACGCCTCAGACACTCCTATTCGACACCTTGCACCCTATTTCTCAAACTACATGCGGATCACTCCCAACCGGGTTGAGAAAATGGCCGTAGGTGCTGGCGCCTGGTCGAATATCACCGGGGCAGCTACCCTTAGTGGCACCGCTACCATGATCCCCCAGTCCGTCACTCACAAGGAATATTTCGTTTTCACGAACACGGTTGTCCAGCCCTACAAATGGTCCGGCTCAGGTAACATATCGGCTGTTGGCGGAACACCTCCCTATTGCAAGAGCCTAGCTCAGAATTGGGGCTTCCTCTTTTTGTTCTACACCTCCAGCGACGGCATAACGTGGGACGAGTACGAAGGGGTTTACTCCGACGACTTCGACGTGGATTGGTCCGGTTGCGGTGGCAACGAGCTGCGCTTCGATGAGACGCCGGGATTTCTTGTTACCGGCGACGACCTCGGGGACAATGTTATGGTCTACAAGACTGATGACATTATCCGCGTTCGCTTCATCGGCGGACAGCTTCGCTTCTCGCAGAAGCGCCTCCGCTACTCTCAAGGAATTGGTGCAAAAGCCAGCCTGGCCAAGATTGGAGTCATAGGCCACGCGATGTTGAATGGGTCTTTCCAGCTCGTTTTTTGTGATGGTGAGATCGTTAAAGAGTTGCCCGCAAAGTTTCAGCATCATCTCGACCGCGTGATGTATCAACCTTTCGCGTATCAAGCCTTCGGTATTGGGTCTGCGCGTAATTCCACTTACAATCTTTTCTACCCTACCAGCGCCAGCGACACCTACAACCGGGGCCGGTTGATCGTCAACATCGAGACAGGCGAATTTCAGGATCTGACCTATGACGGTCACCATTTCGACCACGGCATCTACTTTCAAGACACAAACGATATAACCCGGCAGAAGCTTCTCGCGGCGGACAATACGGATGTTTACATTCTGGACGACGAAACCGCCACGACAGACATGACAACGCCAATCAGTCGTTACTATACAACGGACTGGACAGACTGTAAGGAGCCAGGAGATAAATATCTAACAGGTGTCGGCCTTCGCTTTCGACGCAAGGTTGGTACTCGGGTTTCGGTGTCGGTTGCGGTAGACGGCGGCTTGCGCTATTTCAGCAGGAAGACTTTTAACCTGAATGGACCAACGATCAATGGTGATTTCACCAAACTTCTTTACCGTCCGGAAACTCCGCTTCTTGGGGACGAGTTCAAGGTCAAGGTCGAATTCCATCATGATCGGACTAGTGTCTTTACCGAATTGATTCCACCCGTCGATATCCTGTTTGAGCCCACGGGCGTCTACATGCTTAAGGGCGACATGGCTAATGTTACCACGGTGTCGTAATGGCAGCGCCTACAAATGCGCGAGTAGAGTCAACACAGTCCGACGCTAACGTAGTCCGCTGGACTGATAACGGGGGAGCCTCCAATGATGTTTATCGTTCCACGGACGGCAGCAGCTATGCGGAGATCGCTTCTGATATTGCTCTTGGGGTGCAGCTCTATACGGACCAAGCTGTTACGGCCGGTGTCAAATATTGGTATAAAGTCACGAATGATAATGGCTCGACGTTTTCAACCGCTGTCATTGTTGTAACGCAAATTTGTCCGGACCTCACACGGCGACGCCAGGCCATTCCGAGCTTCGATGAAGGCGACACAGAGTCCAGGCTGAATTCCCTTGCGGAACAAGTGCAGGCCAACAATAACAGAGTCACCTTCGTCGGAGGCTATTCACCTTCACCTTTTGATCAGTGTGTCGCATGTCCGGGAGCTGATGGTGAGCTGGTGCTTGATTGCTCTGCTGGATGTGGGTCGTTCCTGGTAGTTGTCACTGAAGATATAAACAGCATCACCTTAGTTGGTTGTAGCGGGGTTTGCCCCCCGATTGATTTTCAAATTGCAGCGTCGTCGGATATTGGAATTTGTGGCTGGCCGCTGGAATGTGATAACCAGGGTGATGACTGCTTCTACTCTCGGGTAGACGGCGGGGATAACGGACAGATCATCAAGACGGACGGCAAGACGGTCGAGGAGCTTCTCTAATGGCAGTGCCTACAGATGCATGGGCAGAATCAACCTCGTCTACGGACATAACAGTCTGCTGGACGGATATTCCTGCAAGCGTGGAACCGGTGTTGATCTACCGATCAACAAACGGTGTAGACTTTGCCTTGATAACCGCCATTGCGGCCGGGGTTGGGCTCTTTCAGGATACGGACATTGAAGGCTTAGTTGGTGGCACAAAATACTGGTACGAGCTGAGTCAAGATGGTGGAGCCACGCGGACCGATGAGTTCGCAACCTGGACTCATGAATGCCCTAACCTAACCAAGCTTGCGCCAACACCGGGTATCCCTTCATTCAAGAAGGAAAACAACCCAGAGTTTTTAAACATCATGGGCGAAGTGGTTGCTCTCAACTACGGACAGAGCCTGCGATCAACAGCATTCCAGGGCAACGGACAGCCGGCCTATGAAGACCAGTGCATTATCTGCGCGGAAGACGGCAAGGTGGTGCTCGATTGCTCGAAGAACTGTAAAGCGTTTCTAATCATCACCACCGTCGATATCACCTCGATTACAATCATCGGGTGTGGCGGTGTGTGTCCGCCAACTGAATTCGTTGTCCCGCCTGCCACCACGATCGGTATTTGTGGTTGGCCTGCGGAATGTGTGAACCACGGCGACGATTGTTTCTTTGGTCGGCTAACCGGACCGCTTAGCGGCGGGTCAGGCGGCACTACAAATCCAGGCCCGACTCCCAACCAGCCCGGAGGGGGAGGAGGTCCAGGGGGCAACAATGGGAACTGCCCTTGTCCGCCCTCGGGCGAAGTGTCGATTCAGTGCTGTGATCCTAGCGGCGAATGTGACCCCTGTGCAAGTGATTCCGGTTGCGTGACATTTAAGATTTGTGGGGGATGGGGACCATTCACAATCGAAACAACGGCAGGTATTGTAAAGAGTGGCGGTCAGAGTGGCACCACTATCACCACTGACAAAAGAGTTTTTCAGTTATGCAAGCCTTCTAATAATGGGGACGTACCTGGCGTTGCTTATGTTAAAACACGAAAATGGTGTAGCAACTGTTTAACCAGTCCATGCACATCTTCTTGTACTTTTGAGAGTTGGGGTTGTGATGAGGAAGCACTGTCCGCGTGCGGAGTCGGGAATGCGTTTGCATGTTGTGACCCTACTTGGTCTTGTAACGTCGCGGACGAACCTGCACCGCTTTTCGAACGAATTGAATTGGCATGTGTGGATCTACCAGTGGCTGATACATGCTCCGAAGCCTACACTTCTTGTATTTGCGACACAAGGGACGGAGCCATGATTGCGGCCGGCTGTGTACCTTGCGAACTTGAATTTAAGGATGGGGCCGTGGTGACAGCCACGGATTTTAGAGGCGTGTCTGCTTCATTCATTGCGGTCACTGACACACCTAACGGGTAGGAGGGGGAAACGTGGCTTGTGTATTACTTAAGGACGGTGCTGGGAATATTCGGAAGATCCCGGAGAACACACCTTTTGAAAAGCTTCCCGAGGAAAAGATCGTCGGCATTGATGTGAATTGTGGGCTCAAAGAGGGTGAACTACCTCGGAGCCCTAACACCTTCACAGTGTTGGCTAAAGAGCTTAACGCGGAGATTGGGGAAGGGAAGGGCGACTGGATTAAGGCCCTGGCAAAACCAGTGGCCCGACTTCTAGGCAAGACCGGGTGTTCAAATTGTGAAGCTCGTCGCATTGTGACGAACGCTTATGGCAAGCTCAAGGCGAAGCACGGCCAGGTTAAAGCGTTGCAGCTTATAAAAGATTTGTGGATAACAAGTACAGGCAATCCGGAGGAAGCATTGCTCGCGTTGAAAGAGCATCTTAAAGACTAATGGCCGTTCATCTTGGACTAGAGCGAATCACGCTCACGAGCTACGTTGAGGCAGCAGAAAGCACCGCCCCCACGAGGGTTCGCCCTAATACCCTTCGATTCTATGTGAAGGATAACGGGTCAGGCGAGAGTGTATTCTGTTTCAAGGATGAAGACGGCGATGAGTTCTGCACAAATGCAACAAGCGGGTTCGTTGTTCCTCACACCTTATTGAATGCTTCAGAGCATTCGGACACAGCTTCAGATGCTGTTTCCCGAGGAAGCTTAATCTATGGTAACAGCACACCTAAGTGGGACGAGCTGACCATAGGCGGTGCCGGTACTTATCTCGGTAGCGATGGGACAGATGCAAGCTGGCGGGCTCAATCAACGCTCGACCACGGCTCCATTGGCGGACTGACCGATGACGACCATGCTCAGTACCTCCTGCTAGTCGGTCGATCGGGCGGACAGATTGTGAGAGGCGGCACGGGGTCCGGTGACGACTTGACGCTGCGAAGCACGTCAAACGCTACGAAGGGCGACATCTTCCTCGCGGACGAAGGTGGAAATATCATCATCGGTGGTGGTGCAACGGGCAGCAGGCTTCGAATAATGGAGCCCTCGGGGTCCGGCACAAACTATATTGAATTCCTTGTCCCTGCTCTAGCCGCTAATGTCACCTATACATTACCAAACAATGATGGCGACGCAGATGATATTCTTGTAACAGATGGGTCTGGCGGTTTGTCTTGGACAACCGTCGGTGCTGGCGGTTTAGTAGATGCAGAGGATGTCACCTTCACGCCAGCAGAGGTAACCGACTGGGATGGAGGAGCGGACCCCGGTGACGTACAAGAGGCGCTGGACCAATTAGCGGAACGGATCACCGATGGCGGCGGAAGCGGTGGAGCAACTTTTCATCCCTTCCTTTTACTAGGAGCATAAATGGCAACAACTTATCCGGACCCGGCACAGCTTGATTCAGCAGCAGCGAC